GTCAGTTTATTAACTGTTTCTATCTTGCTTACATACTCATTAGCAACAGCGTTCTTAATATTGTCAAAATCTCGCCTATCATCAGCAAGTTGTTTTGACTTATTAGTATTGCTCTTATTGCTTTGGTATCCAGCAATTAAGTCTTTAACTCCAACTGTACTTACCTTTCCATCAACCTTTACATTGATTCCAGCTAAATTACCTTCTTCGTCAAGGACTACATTTTTTTCGTCAATGCCAAGTGTATTTGCCCAAGTGACATCTTCGTCAGAATCAGTTTCTTCAACGTCATCTGTTTCCTCATTATCTGCTTCTTCCATCTCTTGGGTAGAATCGTCTGGTTGGGTATCATCCTCCTCTGATTCTTCAATTACTGGCTTCTTAACAGATTCTTTTTCTGGTTCACCTGATAACAGGTTAGCAATTTGATCCACCATATTTACGCTTCCAGCTTCGCTTGATAGCTCTGCCGTTGAAGTAGTATCTTGGTCTGACATTTTTAATTTCCTTTTTGTAGTTGAGCTAGTCGCCCAGTTTCTATATCTGAAGTTATATCATTCTCAATAATTTGTAATGCCTTTTGTTGAGCCTTTATCAATTTTAAACTTTCTATATCATCTGTAAACAAAAACTGCCTGTATAAATCTGCATTTTTATTAATAATATAATCAGCTAAATAAGTTGAGTAAGCCCTACTTGCCTTATTTCCTAACTCTATTTCATCTTCAACCGTCATACATATTGTTCCTGTTCTGCTCATAATTAACATCTTGAGATGTATTTGATGATGCTTCCAACTCTGTTAATTTAAGCGCTGTTTGAGCGTATAATTGGTCATACTTGAACTTTATATCCTCTAAATCTTTTTCAGCTATCTGTACAGCCTTAGCTTTGTCTAATTCAGCCTTTAATTGCTCTAACTGAATCTGGAATGATTGCTTCTCCATTTCACGTTGATGCTTACCTAACTCAACCTGCCCTTTGATAGCAACATTCTGCATCTGCGCTTCTGCTGTAGTTGTTGCTGATTTAGCCAATTCAGCTTGCATACGCATCTGTTCAAGTTGTGCCTGTTGTGCTTCCTGCTGTTGTTGCTGTTGTGTTTGTTGTGCTTGTTGCGCTGCTTGTTGACCTTCTTGGCTTGATGGATCAACAAAATACTTGTTAGCTGAGTCTAGCCCTGAGAACTTACAGAAGTCATCTATAGTTGCGTATATCTTGTTAGGATTAGTTAATACTTGACCTGGTATTGCCATAACCTTTTCTTGCAACATCTGAACCTGTTGTATGGCTGCAAGTTTAGCTCTAGTATCTCCAGTTCCAGTTCCAACACGAACAGAACTCTTTGTGCGTTCTTCCCACTCGGCTGGATTAACCTTTACCCATTGACCACGAAACTTAAAGTCTTGTACTGTATCAACATGCATGGTTACAAGATCACGAATTTTGTTGCATAAAGGTTTGATTCCAGTTTCACAGATAACACGAATGATTAAGCCCACCAATTCTTCTTTGGCGTTCATCATACGCTCAACACCTTGTGAGCCGACTGCGTTACCAATATTTTCAGGTGAAGCAGTACCATCACCAGACACACCTGTACGTCCAGCTTTAACTTCATCAAGATACTGCATCATTGTAAAAGCAGCGTCACCAATAGCAGGTGTTTGCAGTGGCATTATTGCATCTGTTCGTTTTACACGGATTAAACCACCAGGTCTTGACACCAAAAGATCATCAAGATTAACCTGACCTTCAAGAACAACATTGCGTTGGTTGTTTTGCAAGTACATGTTATCCATGATGTTTCGGATAATTGCAGTCTTGTTATCTTGAATAGACTTCAATCGGTCAAATATAGATAAACCTTGAAACTTATGCGACATTAAGATAGCGGTAGTTGATATCCAGGGAACGCTGTCTATCTCTTCTTTGTTTAAGATAACAGTTGGAGTTTCAACGCCAGCCACTGTAATTTTCATTAACTCAGCTATACCATCACCATTAACGTCTAGCTTCAAGTAACACTCAGTAACTTCTACTAATCTGTTAGCATCATCTGAACTTAATACTGATGGAACTTGTGTTGGTTCATTCTGGTAATTAAACCTGTAAGCAGACCTAAGTAGATCAGAACTAACTAAGTTTTCAATATCTTCGTCCTTGTAACCTTCTTCTCGCAAATCAGATATAGTTTTATTAACTATATGACATGTAAATCTAGCATTAACTAAGCTAATACTGTTGTGCTGTGTATTAACTCTAAATTCTTCAGGTGCTACAGGATCAATGCAAATCTTCCCACACTTCTCTGTTACCTTAATCTTTGCACTATAAGTAACAGGTTCTTGCTCTAATGGATTTTCTGATTGACTTTCATCTTCAGTTAATTCTAATATTTCAGTATCTTCATCCATCAAGGCAACAGCTAACTGATCTTCTGTTAAGCCTGAATAATTGTAGGTGGTTATCTTTTCATCATCTTCATAATAAACTTTCAACATTCCATTGCGTTGCATAAGCGCATCTTTCACAAACTGATGGATTAAAGTAAACCCATCATTTTGCTTCATCAATACATCATATACATATTCTGATTCAATTTGAGCCTGTAATTCATCTCCTTCATTGACAGGATCAAAAACCACCACCTCATTATTCTGAGTAAATGATTTCATAATCTGAGGCATTATCCACTCAATAGCATCAGCAACATCTGTTGATACCAATGAGCTACGCCCTTCCTGTTCATTACCTAATGGAAGCCCAAGATAATATCTTAAAGGTTCTTGTAATGCAGAAGATGAAGTTGTCGTAATATCGGCATTAGCCATTTCATTCTGGATAATTGCCAATATTTCTGAATCAGTCATTTTTGCCATCTTAGCAGCCTTTTTTCTTACCAGGCATCATGGGAGATGGAGCTTTTTTTGATTTAGACTTAGCCATTTTTAATCCTCTGTTATTAAATTACACCACGTTGTATATATGAATAATCTAATGCTCCAGAACTCCAAGAGTCATTAGTCATATTCTGTTCTGCCATAGCCAAATACCTAAAACAATCAGCACCATGAGATGAATCATCATGAAGTGGTGCGCCAAATGTACCAGTGCTTTGGTTTTGTGTTCTTCTATATCGTTTGATTTGATTAAGTAACTCTGACGCTTTCTTATCAATCCAAACTCTACCAAACATCATCCTTGCCATCTTGATTCCTTCCTCGATGTCCTCACGTCCTAAAACATTAACACTTCTTCCTAATGCCATTAATATTTCTTCAGTAGACTTTCCAGACTTAAAATCTCTACTACGTCCATCATGAGGAATATAATCTGTGCCGTAATTGTAACCCTTTGATCTTAATTCATCAATATAACTATCTAAAGTACGATGTGAATCTTCAATATAATCAATAATCCTAACTTCACCAGAACCTGATCTCTGCACCATCATTATAGACATTGAATCGTTCCAACCTAAGTCCCAAACTGTATGAACCTTCAATAGTGGATCGTATGGAGCGTTTCCTAGTCTTTTTTCAAGATGAAGTTTAGTTATCTCATTAACGTAAATAGCACCTTCAACAGCAGGACGACATTCTCCATCCCAAACTGTTTTATATCCTTCAGGATCACGCTTTAACCAGTTTATTCTTTCCTTTTCAAGCTCCTCTGGAAACCAAGGATTATCAGAATAGTTGCATTTTATAACAACAGCTTCTTCATTATCTGTCAATACAAATCTAACATACGTTTCATCAGTGTCTAGTTCAGGATTGAATGTTATCCATATTTCACTACCAGGCTTTCTAATCGTTGGTATTAAAACGTCCCATGATTTCTTAGTACAGACCTGAGCTTCTTCAACCCAACATATGTCAACACCTTCAAAAGACTTTAAGTTTGTAATACCTTGTTGACGAATACCTGCAAAGCTAAACTCAGAACCATTGATACCAACTATCTTTGTTTCAAGAACAGTAAACATATGCTGTAAGCCAAGTATATCAATCTGATCTTTCAGTAA